TTATTTGTAAACGTAACAGGAAAGCCAGATGTGCTTTCTTCATTTACTCCTCTCACAACTCCACCAGCCGCGGAGTATGCCACTGAGTGTGTTGAGTAAACATCAAAATTCTTAGATTGTGATTTTGGAATCTCTGCTGGATCGGCTGTAGTGTGTGAAGCCAATGTTAGAGTAATTTGAAATCTTGTATCACCAGCACCTGTCCCTGCTACTGTGCTTCCGTCGTCGCCCGCAGAGTTTGTGTAGGTGTGAGCCAGTCTTGTGCCAGACACTCCACCTGCCGCCGAATCAGAAGCAATTGGTTGTGGACCAGATCCGTCTCCCCAATTAACCGAGTAAGTCACTGTACCCACTGTGGTATTGGTAGATACGTTTTCAAGATACACTGTGGATCCTGTGTCTGCTGTTGTAATAGGTGATCCTCCAGATGCCGCCGCATACATAAAAAAGTTCACTGTAGGAGCCGCCGTGTAAATTATGATATAGTTTGTTCTAGTTTTACTTGCAAAAGATCCAGTAGATCCAGACACAGCACCAGATGCTCTTGCCGTCACTGTTACAGTAAAAGGAGAGTTAGTGTTTGAATTGTATGTGTGTGACGGTGTGGAGTCTGATGTTGCCGTAGTAGGAGTTTCTCCTGTCCCCCAGTCTATGTCATACTCGTCTGCACCACCACCTACTGTGGTGATTGTAAGTGTCACTGTTAGTCCTGCAGATCCTGCTACTACGTCTGCTGTAAAATCTACAGATTGGACGTAGGTATTTTCACGAATATTTTCCATAGTTTCGTTAAGATCGTCTATGGCATCTGTCACTGTTCTAGCAGATGTAAGTCCTGTATATGCTCCGTCTGTCCAACTTCCGTCGGCTACTGCACCTAATGTAATCTGTGTTCCGTCGGTTACATCAGAGTTATTAGCATCAAAATATCTTTTAGTTAATACATCGTCGTCGGCTACTGGATCTGCCGCTTGAATATTTTTTAAAGTAACTGATGTATAATCTGTTATGGTTGAACCGTCCTGTGTTGTAGTTCCAAACATAAACTTGTCGTTGGCCTCATTCCATAACATAATAGCAGGAGCATCAGCATCACCTCTATTGATCATTATACCAGCATCTGTGGCACGACTGGATCCTTTGTTTAGGATCAGCATATTATCTTCTACTTCTAAATTCTGTGTGTCTAATTGTGTGGTTTCGCCCTCAACAATAAGATCTCCCACAACTGTAAGAGTGGTTTGTACTCTAACAGAGCCGTTAACATCTAGTGCGTAATTGCCAGGAGCATTGGTTTTAACACCAATCCTGTTGTTATCCACATCTAGATATAATAAATCCGTTTGAAAGGCAAGATCTGTCGCTCTTAACAGATTAGATTCTAATAGATCTCCACCAATTTTATTAAATGCCATAATACTACCTTCGTATTTACCAACATTTGCAGTACAGATGACATATCCAATAAATACTCATATTATGGCACTGAAACCTATAAATCTTCAACCCAGGATAACAGAAAAATCTGTTAAAGTTTCTGACTTAGATCTTAAAAAAAATTCTGTATCTGGGGATGTCATTGATGGAGGTACCATCACTAATTTTACCAGCACAGGAATCAAAGACTCTGGCACACAACGACTGTTAGAAATCACAGACGAAGTTACTAGTATCTACAATGACGTTTTTATCAGAGGCAAAATAAACTGTCAGACTCTTCAATATAACCAGGCTCAAGTGCCTGTGTTAGACGTAAAAGAAGCACTTAGAATAGACGGCAACGAAGTTGTTTGGCGAACACGATTGGGTAAAAGTGTTAAAGAGAGTTACCTTACAAAAGTTGGCATATTGGATAACCTAGAGGTTAAAGATACTTTCTACGCTAACGATAACAGAGTAGGAATTAACACAACAGTACCAAACAAAACATTTGCTGTTAAATCACACGGCGTTGAAATTGTGATTGGCAGTGACGATGCCACAGGATATGTAGGAACGTTTGAACCAAGACCGTTTGCAATAGGCACCAATGACAAACAAAGAATTCATATCACCACAGATGGCAAAATTACATTGAAAAATTCCACTGAGATAGAAGGAAAATTAGGTATTAACATTAAAAATCCTCAAGAAGATTTAGAAGTTGCAGGAAATATTAAATTTCAAGATAAAATTTTTTCCAGTAACACTGGTATACCTACCACAGGTACTTGGTCTCGAGGATCCATTGTTTGGAATTCTGAACCAGAACTTGATAAACCTGTTGGATGGGTATGTTTAAAAGGTGGTTCTCCAGGTCATTGGAGACCGTTTGGCACAGTAAATTAATTACTCGCCCAGTTTATTAAATCCGTGAATTATAGTAATGATATGTGAGTTGTCTATACCATTGTCTGCTGGAGGAGCAGAACCAAATGTAATTGTTGCGCCTGACACTGTGTAGTTGGTGTCTGGTATTTGATACACACCACCAATAAAAACAATAATATCTTCTTCGTCAGCAACAGAGAAACTTAGGTTCGCCGCAGTGGATCCGTCAAGTGTGTTACCTGATCCGTTTCCAAATGTAACTGTGGTACCATCTCCTTGAAACTTGTCAATCGTCACAGTTCCTAATGCACTATTTCCAGTTGATACGTTTGCCCAACCACTGTCATAGGCCTGAAATGTGCCTGTGCTTGTGTTATAGATCAAATCCCCATTAATACCTGTTGGTCGTTGGTCTGTGGTTATTGTTGGGATTCTTACTGTTAGAGCTCCGCCGTTTATACGAGGATTTTTTACTAGCCTACCCATAGAATTATAATCCTATAGTTGAAATTGTTGCGTTGAATTGTGCCGCAGAATCCGGTGCTTCAATATAGATTTTGTCACCTGATTCGAGAATTAATTTTTCTGTGTCTAATATGTAAGTGTCTTGTGCTGGAATTAATAGATTGTTGTAAATTTTAAAATTCTCAGAAACAGAATCTGCTGAAGGTACAACATAAACATTCACGTTTCCATCTGAAGCAGATTTATTAGTGATATAAATCACTGTTACTGCTGTGTCTACTGAGGCCGTAAATGCGGCTGATGCTGTGTTTGCTGTAACTTGAAAATTTGTAATTGCCATATGTTATCCCAACGCAATCGCTAATGCGGTTGCTTTTGCTTTACTTATCAATTCTCCCTCTGTGCCCGAATTGATATTTGAGTTTTTAAAGTATAATCCTGTACCCCCACCGCCCGCTGTCTTGTTGTATACCTTGGTAGAAGTGGTTGCTGTTGGATTAGCAGTACCTAATGTAAATGTCAGTACAGGAGAGACAACGATCTCGCCCGTGCCGTTTGCTGTCAGTGTCAGGTCTTGATTGGATCTGTCTGTGGATATTGTGTCAATACCGTTTAAATCTCTGTCTAATGAAATAGTTACTGTATCTGGTTCAGCGACGATAGATGAGATGTTTGATCCCCCTGCAATTTTTAATGTTTCTCCTGTTGTTACATTTGTTCCTGTGGAGTCATCACCAACAAAATTAAAATTTGCTATTCCAATTGCTGAAATTTCAGTGTCTACGTAATTTTTTGTTGCGGCATCTGTGATGTCTGTTGGTTCTGCCACTCTAATGTTGACCAATGCTGAGTCTGTGATTGATGTGCCAGATCCATTTGAAACTGTGGTAACTGCTTTGAATACATCATCACCTTCATTCCAGTATAGAGCGGCGTTGTTGCCACTGCCAGCTCTGTTGATCATTATGCCAGAATCTACGTCTGTGCCTGAGTTATTTCTTGATAATAAAATAATTGGATCGTCAACTTGCAGTGTTGCTGAATCCACAATAGTTTGTGTACCATCAACTACTAAATTTCCTAGCACTCTTGTTATAGAAGAATCTAATCTTATTGTGTTAGAACCGCTGGAACCTGTGCCAGTTTTTATAGTATAATCACCTGATGTTCTGAGAGTCTTTGCCATTTGTGTTTATTTATGTGAAAATGGGGGAGCCGTGTAACTCCCCCATAAAGCACGTGTTCAAGGATATTAGTGAGTTCTAATATCGATGTTACCTTTACCAGAATCCTGACCTTCGTCAGCGCCTTCTGCTGTTTTTAATGTGTAAGGTATTGTACCTGTTGCATTTGCTGTTGTAACGTAGTGAATAGTGTTGTTGTAAAACTTTTCCACATAAGCCACAGTTGAGTCATCTAAGATAACTTTCACGTTGAAAGTACCGTTATCGGTCAATGTTTCTTTTGCTACAAGAGTGTATACAGCCTCAGAAGAGTCGTTCAAGTGAATTTTAAATTTCTTTGAACTTCTTTGAGACACAATGTACGAACCTGTTCCAGCAGTATTTGTGCCACCCACTCTGTAATTTGATACAGCTAAAGTTGCAGTTGCTGATGGATTAAAATCAGATAACATTCTTGATTTTTTTACGGGTCTTCCCATTTGTTTTCTCCTTTAGTTAGGAGTCCAATCCAAGTTCTACTTGGTACGAGGTGGTTATCCCCATAAGTCTTCACACCATTGTGAAGCACTGTTTGAACTGCTGTTATTTATCGTGGGTTGGTAAAAAATTTTATTGAGTTATAAAGGGCGATGCTGTACAGACACCGCCCCAGATGAGTGAGTGATTACTTGTCTTTGTAGATAGAGTATAGGACATACATTGCTACAAGTCCTACCAATCCGTCTGCTGAGAAAGATTTCACAATCGCCGACACGTTACCGATCACGTTCATGTTTCCAAGAAAAGGTATTGCCTGTCCTTTGAATAGAACTTCCATAACGATCGCCAGGGCGATCAAGCCTACGCCAACTTCAGTCATTGTTTTGGCACCAGCCTTGATTTTATTTAAGATTTCCATATTTGGATTTCCTTTCATACCGACAACATCATTGTCATCGTAGAATTATTTAGAAGCAAGAAATAAGAATTAAAACTGCTTATTTGGTCTATGAATCGTACGATTATAAAAAAAATGCCATTAACTACAAACAGAATTCTTCGTAGAGCAGATAATCCCACTGATTGTAGGAACGATGCCACTCGATAAACTCATCACTTAATTTTTTTTTAGTAATAATTTTTTTATAACTTTTTCCACCTTCGTTGGAATTTAATCGAGGATCAACATCAACTTTTAACATTGCTGAAAGATCAGTCCACGAGTCTTCAAACTGATCTGAATCATAAACTCTTTCAAATTTTGTTTTGAGGCACTGTCTTACTCCTTCGTACTGTTTTTCTATAGGAGTTAATGGATCGCAACTCATATAGTGTTTCCATAACCATAGTACCATAAAGTTTCCACGCATCTGAGAAAGATGTTCTGCGAAATCTTTAGACAATTCGTTATTGTAATTGCAATCAAAATTGAAATGAGAAATATCTCTAGCCAACGGTTCTCTCAACCAGGTAAAATGTCTTCCGGGCTGTGCTGATGTGGTATAATGTCCACACACTATAGAGGCATCTCCTTCAAATCTGGGTTGGTTATAAGTTCTGAGGAATGCTTCTTTGATAGGTTGTTTTTCATCAAACATAGGATCTTGGGACACTCTATAGAATCGCATATCTCCAAACAACGGGTATACAACCATAGTTGAACCTGTTGGCAATTGTCCTATATGTTCTCTGTGTGACAATCGTAATTGTAAAGAGGATCCGGCTGTTTTTGGTATGTGATGAAAACAATATTTCATTGTGTTATTTTATATGGTTCTGGAAAAGAAGTCAAAAAAAAAGGGCCACCGAAGTGACCCTTTTTCCAAATACAAATAATTGGCTTATTTGAATTTTAAGTTAGTTGAATTAACCGCTACTTTTCCAACGTAATCTGCCGCGTTACCAAGTGAAGACGCAGTGTTTGTTAACTCTACGTATCCGTATCTTGTTAAGAAGCCTACTACTGGTTCGAAAGTAGATGGATCTAATACAACGCCTGATGACATTAAAGGAATGTAAGGGCAGTAGAACGCCGGAGCGTCTGCTTCACTTGCACCTTTGTATCCTACTAATACGTCAGTGTTGTCAGAAGCGTATGCATCAACATATACTCTCATCGCACCATTTAAAGTACCAACGAATTTTGTGTTTGTTGGAGCTTCGAATGTACCTTCAGTTGATCTTGCGAACGCTGAAGTTGTTGCTGATTGAAGGATAGTTAAAGCAGTTGGAGATACTACAGCGTAGTTTCCAGCGCCTCTTCTTGTTCTTGTTGCGATTTGGTTAGCAACTCTGTTGATTAACACAGCCATAGCCGCGTGTTCATCACCAACGAATGTTGCAGTACCAGATACAGCTGATTGGTCAAAAGACTCAGAAGCAGAACCTGCTAATGTTCTTAAAGAACCAATGATCTCTTGGTCGATCTCAGCAGTAATCTCTTGAGCTAACGCCGCCATGATTTCTGCTTCAACATCGATACCTTGTTGAGCTTGTGCATCTTGAGCCGCTTCGAAAGTCCATCTAGCTGATAATTTTCTAGATTTCGCTTCAACCGGTTGTTTCAAGATTTGGATTGACAATCTCTTACCAGGAGTTCCTTCTAAAGATGCTGTAGAAGCCGCTTTAGGAGTTGTGTTGTTCTGGTTACCAGAGTATGCTTTCGCAATTTTGAATGGAGATAATGCTTCTTCACCAGCAGTTGTGTTTGCTGATACTGTGTCTGCATATCTTATTCTTAGTGTGTGGATCTGTCCAACAGGACCAGTCATCGGCTGTACACCAACGATTTCGTTAGCGATAACAGTCGGCATAACCCGTCTAATTACTGGAAGGATCACTCTGTTTAGCGTAGCAACGTTACCAGCTGATGTAGCACCAGCAGTAGCTTGTTCAGACAAATATCTTTTTGTGTTTTCTAACACAACGTCCATTGTCTTTTTCTTGTTACCTGCTAAACCTTCAGTTAGAGCGGCTTTAGTTTCGCTCCATTTTGATTCAAATATTTCTGACATTTGAAATTTTCCCTTTTAGTTTAGTTGTTAGTTTTGGCAAGACCCGCTAATACACGAATCGCACCTAAGTCAGCATCATCCCTAGTCTGTCTAGTGTCCGCTTTGTCTCCAGATGATTCAGAAATAATCTTCTTCATCTTAGATACAGGAGCGTCTTCCATAACAGCAGGTAGATACTTCTCATACGCAGATTTTAATTTATCAGTTTGAGTTGACTCAAGTAACTGACTCATAACTTCTGCTTTGTCTTTGCTCAAAGGTTTGAGCAACTCAGCCATCGTCGCCTTACGTTCCATCAAATCTTTTTGTTGAGAAATTTCTCTCTCTTTAGATTCAATCACCGCTTTTGCCTCTTCGATGGATTTCTCAGCATCTTTAAGTTTCAAAGTAGTTTCATCTACAACTTTTAACAGTCTTGATGTTTCTGACTTCTCATTTAAGTAAGAAGCCTGATACTCTGAAGCAAATGCTTCGAAAATTTGTTTACCAAAGTTAATCTCTCTCGCAGATGTGATGTCTTCTTTAAGTTGTGCGATTTCTTCGCCTAACTTTTTAGTTACAGCACTTTCTACGACCTTAGCAGATTTCTTAATGAAAGCTTCTTTCAGTTTTGCTAACTGAGCTTTTGCTTCTTTCACTAATTTAACTTTAGTTTCGATTACAGATTTTTTATCTTCTGAGAATTCTTTGATTTCCTTAGCAAGTGCGTTTACAACGAACTCCTCTAATTTTGCAAAGTTTTCACCAACAGATTTTCTGTCATCGTGTAGTTCTTTTACTTCATTAGTAAGTTTGCTTAATACAAACTCTTCTAATTTTGCTGAATGAGCGCCTACTGATTCTTTGTAAGCGATCTTTTCTTGTGCAAGTTGCTTTCTGTCTTCAACAAATTTGCTGATCTCTTCGCTCAACTTATCAGTCATCATCTTGTCAATTGCTTCGATCATGTTTGATTTGTCGTGCTCGTATCTTTTTGCAAATTCTTCTCTCAGTTCAGCAGTTACTTGCTCTCTGTTTTCCTTGATTTTTGAATCCCATGCTTCTTCGATAGATTTTTTTGTATCTTCTCCGATAACACCAGACTCAACAAGTTTTGATATTGCGTCGAACATTTTATTTCAACCCCTTGATTATGTTGGTTAGTGCCTCTTTGAGGGCTTTTTGTGCTCTTTTATCATTTGCAACTTCTGCCGCCAGACCCTTTGCCAATTGACCACCTTTTGTATTCATTAGGTGTTCATATATTGGAGTTGGGTAAGCACCCGGTGCCGAAGGTTGGGCCACAACATCAACAGTGATGATCTCAAAGTCTGAAACTTCGCCGCCAGAAAATTCAGAAACGTTTCCGCTTCCTCTTGAACTAACGCCTAATTTCACACCTGATTCCAACATTGTTTTGACAAGTTGACCCATTGGTGTTGGCAAAATTTTCATTTTGCCGTATCCATTTGGACCGTCCATCCACATTTCTGTGATCATGTGTGAGACACGGTCCAAATTAATTTTTAAATCGTCTGGATGATCTACTTCTCCTAGAACTGAATAACCAGAACTGATCTGATCATTGAGTGTTTTCACTGCTTTTTGAATTTCATTCACAGGATAAACTCTTTGATTGGCATTTTTAATGCCACCTTGAATACAGATCCCCTTCATGTACAAATCCTTGCCGTCTTTTCCTTCGTGCAATACCTGTACTCGAGCCTGATCAAAGGTTAAGTGTTCTCTAAGATAAAATGACATCCCCGACCTTTCTTGTTAAATCTTCAATTACTTAGAAGCAACTGGAGATTTTGCTGATTTGTCTGAACCGTCAGCAGTATTAGCTTTTACTGCTTTCATAGCAGGTGCTTTATCTTTGCCGCCTGTGTTCGCATACTCACCTGACATTTTTTGTGCAGTTGGAGCTGGTCTGCCTTTGTCTTCTGCAGATCCTTGAGCGATGTTTTTAGCATCTGCTTTTGGCTCTTTTCCACCTTTTGCCGCTACTGGTGATTTTTTGTTATCAGCTTTGTCGCCATTGTCAGCAGACTTTTGGATTTTGTATTCTTTTACAGTTTCCTTGGTCTCTTCTTTTGCTTCCATTGGCTGTAGTTCATCAGCGATTGGCTCTTCAACAGATGTTTCTAAAGACTCTTCTTCAGTCTCTTCATCACCTTTGTCGCCTGCCATCATTTTTTCGAATTCTGCTTTTAATTCATCTAAAGCATCTTCTAAATCAGCAACTCTTTCTTCTGTGTCGCCTTCGGCTTCACCTTCTTCGTCACCGTGTTCTTCATCGTTCATTTCGCCTTCTTCTTCAGCTGAAATGTCTTTGATTAACTCGTCAGTAGCATCGCCACCAACTTCTTCGATTGACTCTTCTTCGTTTGTTGCTTCTTCGTCTTTTGACGCTTCGTCGATTTCAACTTCTTCGCCTTCTTCAACGTTTTCGTCTTTAGTTTCTTCAACTTTTTCTTCAGATGTTTCTTCTTTTGCAGTTTCTTCTACTTTTTCTTCTTCTTTAGATTCAGTAGTTTCTTCTGCTGTTTCTGCTAATCCTTCGTAGATGTCTCTAGACTTCTCTACAACGATTTCATGAAATAACGCTTCCGCTTTATCATTTTCTTCGTTGATTAGCAATTCTAATAATTGTTCAAATTTATTTGACATTGCACGTGCTCCTTTTAGGTTTTGTACTTTAAAGTGTTTGTATTTAATGTATTATGGACAAAACGGTGGTGAAAAGCGGTTGAAAACACATTTTTTGGCTATATTTTGATCTGTAAATTATGTATCTTCAAAAACTCTTCAATATCTAGGTGTTTAAAGTTAGAATTAAACTCTAAATCATGTGGTCTAAACCATCCACGTGGAGTTACTCTATAGAATTGAATATTGGGGTAATCTTTTAGCACAGCTTTAGTTTGATTCATCCAGTTACCATAAAAAGTAGCAGTATCGTTGCTCTTTTTATAGTTACGAGTGTCTTTGAACATATTATTAAACAATCGAATTTTGTTTTTATCAGAGTCTAAACGTCCTTCGTAGTCAAACCCTATTATATAAATGTGTTCAAATCCCTGATCGGCCGCGTGTTTTAATGCTGTAGGGCCTGATGACCATCCTAGACTAGGAGTGAAAAACTGTATGTGATTGCGTATTTTGTCGCTTTTATCGTACTGATGATTGTAGTTTGACCATACTTCGTGTGTTAACACATAGTCTGTTTCCGCAATTTCAAAGATCATCTTAGGATCTACGGCAACTAGAACATCTGGTTCTTCGGTTCTAAACACCCCATTACAGGCCCAAACTTTACCGTATGACTTTAAATCAGCAATTTTTATGCCTCGGCGTGATTCACCATTACCTAATACAAATGCTGTCTTGGACATTATAACTCTAAGTTATCTGCGCCTTGGGGTTGTCCGTACATCTTTTGGACAAATACTGCTTCTTGTTTCTGTTCTTCGTCGTGCTGTTCAGAAGCCAGTCTCATTTTATTAATGTCTTTCAGTGTTAGTCGAGTTTTTCGAGTATCTCCGTCATCTAGAATAGAAATATCATCTTCAGCATTGTAGTTCTTCTGCTGTTCTAAACCTTGATCACCGTATTGAAAGAATTCGTTGAGCTTCATAATCGTATTTATTATAAAGTGCCGCCACCGCCTGGTGTAGTTCCTGGTGTGCCTGTATTGCCTGCAGGTCCTGTTGCTCCTGGTGCTGATCCTAATCCGCCTGGTTGTGGAGCACCTGTTTCTGCTTCTGGTTCAGCAAACTGATCAAGGTCTGCTGAAATATCCGCTTGTGATACTCCTGCTGTTCTCAATTGTGTTGCTTTGGTTTGTTTTTTCTGTGCCACATTGTTTTCTTCTGCCCACAATTGTGAGTTTCTTGCCATTTCTTCTTCGGATAATCCTAAGAATCTTGACAGAGCAAATCTTTTTGACATATATGGTAACTCTGCTATTTGAACATATGTGCCCACTCGAGCCTGATCCATCTCTGTTTGACGATATTGAGCAAAGTTTTGAGGTGGATTCAATTTGATTTCAAACATTGAGTTGTCCACAGTGTAGCCTTTGTTCTTAACCCACAGTTTAAACTCTTCATCAAAAATAGGAGCCACCATACTTTGTAGTCTTTGACAGTATTTGTTGAATCTTAACTCTTGAATAAATGCTGTGCCTACTCTGCCGTCATTGTACGATTGTTGTGAATCGTCTGGACCAGTTGGCAGATAGGATGACGGTATTCTCAATCCTCTGAATAATTTATTTGTAAAGTATCTTAGGTCATCAATCTCACCTAGGTTAGTACCACCCGGCAATGTGTCCACTTTAGAACCTCGACCCTCTGCTGTTTGAGGGAAGAAGTAGTCTTCATTGATAGACATTGGGTTATAAGTTGCGTCCACGTAGTTGACACCACCCGATGTTGAAGGAATTCTTCTTTGATTGATTTCGTTTTTAACTCGTTCAACGAACTGCATTGCCAAGTGTGTTGGCATATTACCCACATCAATGTAGAACACTCTTCTTTCTGGTGCTCTCTGTACACGATAGATAATAATTGCATCTTCCAATAACTCTTTCTGTTTGTAAACTTTGAAAATCTGTTCTAATATCGATTGTCCAAATGGGAATAGATTGTCTAAACCGTCTGACATACTCATATGAATCACGTGTTCAGCATTGATGGCATACTGATTCATTGTTCGATAGAAACGTCCGCCCTGTGCTCCACCACCACCCATTCCAGAGTTTATACCACTGCCGTATCCTGCTGTTGCATAGTTTCCGCTGTATGGTCCTGATGTGGTACCTGTACCACCGTATACTTGATTCGGTGTAACCTGTGTGGCAGATAATCTTTGAAGATTAGGATTGATATCTCTTATAATATATTGTTCTGGCGTCTTGCCTTCTGATTCGTTGACAATGATTCTATCCACTTTCGCGGCATCGATGTATAACCACTTGTTGGTTTCTGGATCTCTCACAAAGAAACAGTCTCCATACTTTAAAACGTTTCTGAAAATTCTAAATGCTCTTTTTTTAAATCGGTTTGCTCGTGTCCACTGTTGTAGAGCTTTCTTTAATAATTTAACTTCTGATTCTGTAACTTCATCTTTGAATACAAGATCGAATGGAGTCTCGTTCTCTTTATTATCTTGTGTGCAAAATTCTGCTAGGATGTCCAGGGCCGCATTCACTTCAGAATCTGAATCCATTTGATCATACTGAAAATATCTCTGAATTCTGTTTGGATGTCCTGTGTAAACATCTGGCAGATACGATGAGTAATTTCGTTTTGCGAATTGAGGATTTCTATCTCCTGCTATGGGAGATAAGTTTGCGTCTTTAAAGTATTTTTTCCAAGCCATAATTTATATTATACAATAGAATACGGATTCCTTGCAAGTGTTTTTATCTGTTTTCCAGTGTTATCTGCTGTTTTAGCAGATGCACCAGCAATCATATTTAACCTATTAATGGTCTCATCGGCTTTAGTGCCCAGACTGTTGGCCATACTGTTGATTGCCGCAACTACCTGTGAAAAATCGCCAGTGCCTTGAGCAATATTACTCACAGCATTGGTTATATTTTGAACTTTTTGTGGGCTTTGTTCCAGTTTGGCACCTTCTAATGAGGCAATAACCTTGCCCATGGGAGAGTTAAGTGGTTGTACAATTTCTTTACCGTGTAGCATTGCTGGTGTACCCGTTCCAAAATCTCTGAATCCTCTAGATCCTGCACGAAATTCTGGTATGCCGGTGTCATCTGGAATGTTCATAGACCTAGTGCCTGCTCCGGAAGAATCTGGCACTGTGTTTCCACTAAAATATTCTTTTGTTCCACGATACATCTGCTTTATGGAGTCAAACGCATTCGCTGTGAATACTTTCATTCCTCGCTTGGCATCAATTACTGATGACAGCAGATTAAAGTTCATTAGTGCTACAGCAGTCTTGTCTAATTTTCCTATGATATTTTTGTATATTCCGTTGGCCTTGTCACCAAACATAGGACCTATTAAATTATCCACGGTCTGTTTTTGGAATGCCGCTGTGGTTTTTTCAAACGCATCATAGGCGCTGACTAGAGTGCCTGTTGCTGTGTCTCTGGCTTGCATTTCTTTTAATAGGTTGTCAGGGTCTATTGCTTTTCTCACACCGGCCGCTCCAGCATTTAATATTTCGCTGAATTCACCAGTGACCAAAGATGCTCTTGCAATAGCACTGCTATTTTGAGTGATGAATTTAGAACCTTCTCCCACTCGATTGAACAATTCTGTAAAATTAATTTCCCCATTGTTGAATGCTCTAAATGCTGGTATCAGTGCTCTTCCAGAAAACAGATTGAACATCGCAGTGTTGTGATCAGTGGCCACACCAAACGCGGTGACTTGTTCAAACAATTGGCTAAACAATGGATTCATTTTTCCTAGTTCGCTGTTAGCCATTCTTAAACGAGAAGCCTGCTCTTCAGACATACCTGCAAGAATTGCCTGAAATCTTCCGTTGGTGGCTTGCTGTCGATTTCTAGCATCAATCTGTTTTACATCATCACCGGTAAGTTTTGCCAACAATACCAATTGTTTGCTGTATGCGGCAGTTCTAGCGATTAGATCTCCTCGAGACATTGCTTCAACATTGCCTCTTGCTCGTTCAAGTTCTAGATATGAAGACAAAAATTCATTAGTATCTTCTAAATTTAGACCAAACTGTGACAGTTGTGATCGAGTAATATTTCTCAGTGCTGGAGCCAGTATCTCAAAATTTTTAACCCCACGTTGTACACTGCCTCCCAGTTGAGCAAACAGTTCAGAATTTTTTGCAACAACATCAACAAATTGTAACAGAGGCATTTCAGCTCGAGCGGCCGCGTATCTCATACCAGTAACACTGCTTTCAAAATCTGCTCCTCGTAGAGCCAATGTTTTAAAATTAGAAATGTTAAAATCTATTGTCTCTCCTAAATCAGCAAATGTATCAGTAAAAAGACTTCCTCTGAAGTGTTTGGTTGCATCAGTAAAATTTTTCACACCTTGCTCAGCATCCAACATACTTAGAGCAGTTTTTCCAAAACCAGCTACTGTTGCGGAAACAGTGTTTATGATTCCTTTAATAGCAGATAGAGCCACCGTCGCCGCCATCGCCTGCAGGCTCATATTTTTGAATCCTATAGCAGATTCCGCAATAGGTATTTTTTTCAAACCGGAAGTTAACGCACCTACAAAAGTTTTACTTTTTTGAAGTTCACTGTGATGATCTTTGAGCGATTTTAGTTCTTGAGCTAACTGTAGTTTTTTAAGTCTGCCCGCGTTTGTATTTGCTCTTTTGTCAGTTGTGTAAAGTTTTAATTCTTCTTGTTTGGCTTTGATTAAAAGTTTGGAAATTTTGTCTTGCTCTTTGTCAGTTTTAGCATTGTCCAGCAGGGTTCTGCCCACAGCACTTAGGTTTTTTCTCATCAATTCCAGCTCTTTATTGACTTCTTTTGCCTTTTTTGAACTAATACCTTCTTCGTCAGCCATATTGTTTTAAAACCCTATTTTCTACGCATATAAATATAGACATATACACGTTTTTGTAGTATATTTATAGATAAAAAAATATGGCAGAGACAGCAAACCCATTATCGAAATATTATAGACAACCGTCCATCTATATCAAATTGCCCACAGGCGGCAAGTATTATGGTGCAGATGCATTTACACCCACCGAAACAGGTGAAGTACCTATCCTACCAATGACTGCTCGAGACGAGCTGTTATTTAAAACACCAGATGCAATGATGAACGGTCAAGCCACTGTGGATGTAATCAAAAGTTGTGTACCAAATTTTAAAGATCCATGGCAAATGACCAACTACGATACAGATGCTGTGTTGATCGGAATAAGAATTGCTACCTACGGTGAGATCATGGATATCACATATCGAACTCCGGTAACCAATAATGAAGTTACTCAGTCAGTGAATCTACCAGCACTGTTAGAAAGATTAGCTAAAAAAGAAATTGTAGATAGTTTTAAAACCAACGCTGGATTCACAGTTTCTGTGAAACCATTGACCTATAAAAAATTAACTGCAATACAACAGGCACAATTTGAACAGGAAAAAATTTATTCCGCAGTATCAAACAGCAGTATGACAGAAGTACAAAAATCTGAACAGTTTGTAAAAAGTTATTACACACTCAACACAATTAATTTCGATATGTTGGTAGAATCTATTGGAAAAATTATTACACCAGACGGTATTGAAGTTACCAACGAAAAACAAATTCGAGAATTTATAGACAATGCTGATAGTAAAATAGTCAACGACTTCCAGAATGAATTAGGTAAAATTAGAACACAGTTTCAAATTCCACCATTGGAAGTAAAAGCCACAGAAGATGAAATCAAAGATGGTGTACCGGCTAGGTACCAAATTCCAATCACATTCGATAACTCAAATTTTTTCGTATAACACTACTGTCGAAGGAGGAGTCTGACATTATAAAATATCTAAAAGATTTAGAAGGTGAGAGTAAAAATTTAAAAATGGATCTATTTAAAATATGTTGGTTTATGCGAGGTGGTATTAGTTACCAAGAATCGTTAAATTTAAGCCCAGACGAAAGAAAAATAATATCTGATCTAGTCAGAGAGAACCTAGAAACCACCAAAAAAACAGGCAGAGACTTCTTTTAATACCATGTGGAATATAGTATAATATAATGATGCAAAACAAGGCGTATAATTAAATCTGTATGAGCACTAAGGAAATACTGATAGAGCTTAAAGCACATATCAAGGAACTGACCACAGAGAAGGATCGACTGCACGAAGATCTCAAGAACAAAGACAGCCGTATCAAACTGCTACTCCAGAAGATAGAACAAGCCGATGACGACGTCAAGGCCATGGGCAAGAAACTGTCCGAAAACAATCGAAAGATGATGGACATGGAGATTGAGCTGAGAGAACTTAAAGAAGCTTTAGAATCATCACAAACGAAGAAACCGGATGAAGAATCCACAGAAGAAAAAACAGAAGAGTAGCCCACAGGATTATATTACCAATTGGATGATCGAACGAGTAGAAAAGATCTATCCAGAGTTTGGCGATATGCCCATGTGCCCGTATGCTCGAAAAGCCAGACTCGATGGCAAAGTAAAACTGTTGTGGATAAGCGCCAATGAAGATGATGGCAACTGCTGGACACATATTATTAACTGTGATTTTAAAAAAACAGATGTGCTGATACTGATAGCAGATCGAAAACGCTGGACCTGGCGACAACTCTACAAGATACGACTAGAAATGAACAAGGTTTTAAATCCTAAAAATATTACAGTGCTGGAGGATCATCCTGACTATCGCGAAACTGTGGTAGGAGTCACGGTAACCAACGGTCGC